CTTTTTACTTGGGAAGAAAACACGTCCGCGTTCGGACAACATTTTACGAATCATGGCACCTTTACGGATGTTGAAACGAGTTTCTCGTTTTCCATCTCGCAACGACTCCTATTTCGACAACTATTCTTACGAAGCCCTTTCCGAGGCCTCCGGGTCATCAGGAAAGTCTCTCATTGAGAGCATCAAGTCACAGTGGCATAGACCCTCCGGGGATAATGCGACGCTTGAGAAGAACCTCCTTCTCTACGGAGAAGAAGTACCCCCTCGCTGTAACGCGGGTGATTACTTGGCAATCCTCAAGCACACAATCGACGAGATCCGGCCTACGGAAAAGATCATTCCCTTAACGCTTGGAGCATCACGGCTACATCCGAATACAACTCGGACTACATCGCCTGGCTTCCCCTGGGTCAACCAGGGATACGCGACGAAAGGTGACGTCTACGATGACGCATCTGCCGTTGGCAAAATACATATGGCGTGGGATATGATAGGTCGGGGAATCGCCTGGCAACTGCCCGATTCTATGGCTTTTCACAGAGTCGTAGCTTCGCCGCAGACCAAAAAGAAGGTTCGTCCCGTTTGGGGCTTACCGTGCGAGGTCATCCTTGAAGAATCGCGTTACTTTCATCCTCTGTTTTCAGAGTTGAAGGTGATTGCGAACGAACGTGATGCCTTTTATGGCATCGGCATGGAAACGTATCTTTCTGGTCACTCTCATTTGGCCCGAAATTTTGATACGTCTACCATCAAATACAACATGTCCGGAGATTTCTCAAACTTCGACGCTCGTGTACCCGCTTGGCTCATCCGAGATGTGTTTGCTCACATATCATCTTGGTTTGATTTCAGCCGAGTGAAAGATTCAGAAGGCAAAGTATGGAACGTCAAAACCGCACAAACTTGCCGACGCTGGAAGTCGATGATATCCTATTTCATCAACACCAAGATCAGAACACCATCTGGTCTACGCTTTCAGAAGTCGCAAGGCGTACCATCAGGATCGATTTGGACCAACCTTATCGATACGATATGCAATGCCGTCATGACCAGAGTCGCTCTTCGTCGTCTTTCTTCTCTTCCAGAGAAGGATTACTACTATGGAGACGACTCGAGTGTGTTCCTCCGGGAACCCATTGATCTTGACGCTTTCGCTGTCATCCTGAAAGACACATTTGGCGCCGTCCTGTCAACAGACAAAACAATGGTTACCGACAATCCAGAGAACATTCACTGGTTAGGTTACTATCATAGGACAACTGGCCCGCGCAGGTCATTGGACTTCATTGTTGCGTCTTCGCTGTTTCCAGACCGGGAGATTACTTCACCTCTCCAGTCTGCAGCCCGTCTTCTTGGACAACTGTATTCAGTCATGGATCCAGTCCAGTCCGTCGTCTTCTACGACGCGATCAGATACTTGCAACGCAAGTATTTGTTCAACAATCAGATGCTTGAAGTTCACTTCAAGTACACCAACGCAAAGGTGTTCAAGTATCTGTCCACTCTCGGCATCTCAAAAGATGAGGTCACTGTCCCGAGCATTGGCAACGACCCATTTGGCGATAGGTTCATCTTGAACCTTCTTCCGAAACCGTCCGCGCGAAACTTCTTTCGTCGAAGAGATCACAACCTTCCGAGATACGCTTTTGTCGCAGAAGCATACCAAAACCGCGAACTCCGTTCACCACGATTTCACAACTTTAATTTATACATCGAAACATTTTCATGGTACAACGAGTTCTCAGAGG